CGGCGTGTCGTTTGACCGGCTGCAGCCAGGGCTCGCCGCGTTCGTGGAGAGTCACGCCGCGGAGCTGGTCACGCAGGTCACCGCGACCACGAAGGACGCGATCCGCGCCGCCCTGGGCGAAGCTCTGGTGGAGGGAGAGGGCATCCCCTCCATCACCAAGAGGCTGCGCGAGGCGTCGGCGTTCAGCCGGGACCGCGCCGCGCTGATCGCTCGGACCGAGGTCACGCGCGTCACCAATGGCGGACAGCGGGCGACCCTGGAAGCGTGGTCGAAGGAGACCGGCGACATGGTCCGGAAGCGATGGCTCACCGCCAACGACGCGCGCGTGCGTGCCGCGCACCGGGTGATGGAGGGTGAGACGCGCGCGATCGACGAAGCGTTCAGCAACGGGCTGCAGCACCCGGGCGAGCCGAACTGCCGCTGCACGCTGGTCTACGAACTCCAGGAGGCGGCCTGATGCACATGGTCGCGCCGAGAACCGGCGCCGACGAGGTCACGATTGCCGAGAATCAGACGGACTACAAGCCGCTGGTGGCGGCTGTCTACCGGCACCCCGACTTCAACGGTGCACCCTACCTGCTGACGCGCTGGCGATTCACCGACGCGGAACGCGCCGCCATCGCCAGCGGGGAGGACCTGTACCTCGCGGTGCTGACGTTTGGCCAGCCGCTGCAGCCCCTCGCGCCGCAGGTCGGCCCGAGCGGATACCTCGTGTCCTTCGACGCAGGAGCGCCGGCATGAAGACGCGCACCGCCGTCCGCACCAAGCAGTTCATGGTGGCGGACTTCGAGATCAAGGCGAAGGACGAGACCGCCCGCACGTTCAAGGGCGTGCTCTCCACCTCGCACCTCGACGAGGGCGACTATATCGCCCGCGACATCGTGTGGCCCGGCGCCTTCAAGCGGACGCTCACCAACTTCCAGGCCGCGAAGAGCCCCTACCTGCCGCTCGTAGACAGCCACAACTACGCGAGCGTGCTGAACATCTTCGGCCACATGCTCACCGGCGAGGAAGTGCTCACGGGGCGTTCCGACCGCTACGAGCTGAAGGATGGCGGCGTGCTGGAAGTGCCGGAGATGCTGCTCGAGACGGAGTGGCAGGTGATCGACGGCGCTGACGGCGACCGCATCCTCGACCGGCTTCGGCCCGGCTCCGTCCGGAAGATGAGCATGGGCTACGAGACGTACCGCCGCGACATGGCCGAGCTCGCCGACGGAACGCCCGTTCGGAACCTCCGAGAGGTCGGGCTGAAGGAGGGCTCGCTCGTTGTCTTCGCCATGCAAAACAACGCCGAGGCCGACCCGGCTTCCGTGAAGGCCCTGCTCGACGCGGCGCGCGAAGGCGCGCTGACCGACGAGGAGAAGGCCGAACTCCGCGCACTCCTGGATCCGCCCCCGCCGGCACCGGCCAAAGAGCCGCCCGCCGACGACGCGCCGAAGGGACTCGCGCCCGATGCGCAGGCAGCGCTCACCCAGCGCTTGCAAGCCATCAAGCTCAACCGCCTCGTCGCCCGCGGTCGCGGTCGGCACGCGCTGAGTGCGTGAACCCCATGCGAATCCCTGAGACCGGAGACCTGTGAGATGAAGATCCTGCACCGATGCGCCGCGGTCCTGTTCACCGTCTGCGCGCTGCTATTCACCTTCGCCAGCCGCGCGGCCGCGGAGGTCTCGCACTACACCGCTCCGGTGGTGACCGGCGCGGCGTGCACCGCCCGCTGGCTGATCTCGGCGCTGGCCGAGGTCCCCGACCGGCTGCTGATGTGGGCCGGGATGCGCACCTGCCTGCTCAACATGGGCGCCGTCGGTGACGTGATGGAGCAGAAGCGTGCCGACCTGGCGAAGCTCTACGTCGAGCTGGAGGCGGGCCAGAACGAGATGAAGGCCGGGCCTCTCTCGCAGGCGCGGGGAGAGGAGCTGCAGAAGAAGGCCGAGGAGTGCGAGGCCCTGCAGAAGGAAGTCGACGCGTACGACCGCGTGGCCGGCCTGGCCGCGAAGGGACGCGAGGTGCCGAACCCGGCGCTCCCGGCGGAGCGCGAGGAGAAGGCATCGGGATCCAGCCTGGTCGTGGCCGGCTACATCCCGCTCGGCGACTTCGTCATCGCCTCGGCCGCCATGAAGGAATTCGCCGCGACGCGCTACTCCAAGGGCGCGCACGCGCTGATCGAGGTGGAGGGCGTGTCGCTGCTGGGCAAGAACGCGCGCCTGGGAGAGCGCGGCGAGCCGCTGGTGCCGCTGTCGCGCGAGGGCCGCAAGGCGCTGGAGGACCTGATCAGCGGCAAGGCCGCGCCGACGCTGGGCACGGGCGTGCTCGAGCCGGAGCGCATCGCGCGCATCCCGCAGGTGACCGCCGACGACCGGCTTACGCTGGCTGACGTGATCTCCACCGGCACCACCAGCGCCGGGTCGGTCGAGTACGTCCGCGAGGAGGCGCACACGCAGGCGGCCGCCGAGACCGCCCACGGCGCGGCGAAGCCCGAGGAGGCGATCGAGTACTCGACGCAGACGGCCCCGGTGCGCACCATCGCCGGCTGGATGCCCGTGCAGAACCAGCAGCTGGAGGACTGGCCGCAGCTCCGGAGCCTGATCGAGACGCGGCTCCGCTACAGCGTCCAGCGCCGCCGCGAGCACCAGATCGCGTGGGGCAACGGCTCGGGCTCGAACATCGAGGGGCTGCTGCAGGTGGCCGGCACGACCGACATCGCCGCCAACGGCCGCTACGACGCGGACGACCACAACCTGATCGACGTCGTGCGGATGGGCGTCACCGACGTGATGGTGGCCGGCTACCAGCCGAACTTCGTCGCCATCCACCCCTTCGACTGGGAGGCCATCATCCTCCAGAAGGGGACCGACAACCACTACGTGTGGGTGATCGTAACCGACGCCAACGGCAGCAGGCTCTGGAACCTGCGGGTGGTGGAGACGGTGGCGATGCAGCAGCGCGCCGGCAACGCCACCGAGGCGCGCGAGCTCATCGTGGGCGACGGGCAGATGGGCGCCCAGATCCTCGACCGGCAGCAGCTCACCGTGATGGTCGGGCTCATCAACGACCAGCTGATCAAGAACATGCGGACGATCCTGGCCGAGGAGCGCCTGGCGTTCCCGATCTACGCGCCGGCGGCGTTCGCGCACTTCGAGACACAGGCCTCGGCCACCTGAGCCATGCCGGCGTGAGGTGATGCTGGGGGGGGGGCGGGCGGCCTGACCGTCGCCCGCTCTTTTGAAACCCGAAGCAAGGAGGAAGCGACATGGCGCTGGAGACGCTGGAGCAGCGGCAGGCACGGGCGGAGCGTGACCGGGAGCACGAGGCGCGCAACGTCGAGGCGATCGCGGCGGAGGAGAAGCGCCAGGTGGACCTGCACCGCCGCACCGCGCGCCCGGAGGCGAAGGCGGCCGGGGGCGCGCCGGAGAACAAGGCGCTCGCCGGCCCCGACGAGAACAAGGGCGACACCGGAGCGAACGCGCTTTCGGGCGTGGACTTCGCCAGCGACGCGGCCGCCGAGGCCGCCATCAAGGCGGGGCTCACCGCGGCGGCGTTCCGCGGGAAGACGCCGTCGGGCACGCGCGGGTTCACCGCCGCTGACGTGCGGGAGATCGCGGGCTGATGAATGCCGCCTCCGCTGTGGCTGAAGGGGATGGGCGGACTGGGGGACAATGTGTACCAGCGCCCCCTGGTCCGGCATCTCTGCGCCCAGCGGGGGCGGGTGTGGCTCTCGACCCCGTACCCGGAGCTCTACGCCGACCTGCCGGACGTGACGCCGGTGCGGTGGGCAACGCTGGATCTCCGGTGCCAGATCAAGAACATGGAGCGCCAGGCGCCGGGGACGTACCTGCCCGCGCCGCCGCAGGCGCAGACCATCCGACTGCTCTACGCGCTCCGCGACTTGAAGGGGACCATCAGCACGGAGCTGGAGCGGACGGCGGCGGAGACCATCCCGCGAGGGGCCTTCCGCTTCGACCTTCCGTCGTTCTCACCACCGCCGGTGCGCTTCCGCCGGCCCTACGCGGTGATCCGGCCGGCGACGGTGCGGGCCGAGTGGCCGAATCCGGCGCGGAACCCGGACGCGGCGTACCTCGCGGCAGCAGCGAGGGAGCTTCGGCGGAGGGGCTTCCGGGTGGTCTGCGTGGCGGACATCGACGGGAAGCGCGAGTGGGCGACGGCGCCGCTACCGGTGGCGGATCGGTACCTGGTGCACGGGGAACTGGCGCTGCCGGACCTAATGGCGCTGGTGCAGGGTGCGGCGGTGGTGGTCGGCGGGGTAGGCTGGATCGTCCCGACGGCGATCGCGATGCGGCGGCCCGCGGTGATCATCTCCGGGGGGCTGGGGGCGCACAATGCACCGGGGGTGCTGGTGGACCGGCGGATGAACGCGAGCCGGACGCGGTTCCTGCTGCCCGAGCCGTACTGCCGGTGCAGGGATCCCCGGCACGCGTGCCCGAAGGAGATCCCCGACTTCCCAACTCGGCTCTCGGCGGCGCTGGACGCTGTGCTCCAATGAGCGAAGCACTCTTCGCAGCCGCGCTCGCGTCCGACGTTCCCAGCATCATGGTTCCGCCGCGGACGGTGCACCCCGGCCGGTGCGCCGTGTTCGACCGCTGGGCCGCCGAGGGCCTGGTCTGGCTCCCTGAGCGGGCGATGGGCTGGTTCCCGGTGACCGAGGCGCCGTACGACGAAGACTACTTCGCCAAGTACCGACAGTACGCCGCGACGCCGATGGGCAGCGCCATCACGTGGGCGCGCGTCCAACTGGTGGCGCGCCACGCAGGCCGCGCGCTGGTGTGCGACGTCGGCATCGGCTCTGGCGACTTCGTCGAGGCGCGGTCTCTGTCGGCGCCGACGCTCGGCTACGACATCAACCCCGCCGGCGCCGAGTGGCTGCACCGCAACGGCGCGTGGCTGGACCCGTGGGACGTCCCGGTCCCCGCGCTCACGTTTTGGGACTGCCTGGAGCACATCCCCGACCCGACGCGGCTGCTCGCGAACGCCGGCCTGTGGGTCTTCGTGAGCCTGCCGATCGTCCCAGGGGATGGGCCGCCGCCGCTCGACTGGAAGCACTTCCGCAGGGACGAGCACTGCTGGTATTGGACTTCAGCCGGGTTCGTTGCGTGGATGCGCGAGCACGGCTTCGAGTGCGTGGAGCAGAACGACGAGGAAACGCGGCTCGGGCGTGAGGACATCCTGAGCTTCGCGTTAAGGAGGGTAAGCTGATGCCGTGGCCCTGCGTGCTGTACCCGAGCCGAGACGCCGCGCGCGCGGCAGGGGGCGGGCGGGTGCCGGTGGGTGCGATGTGGCCGATGGACGCCGAGGACTTCGACGCCTGGGCGGAACGTGAGCGCAACCAATACCTCGCACGCGGCCTGAACCGTCCGCCGCACTTCGTCAAACTGCCCGACGGTTCGGAGTTCTGCATCGACAGCCGTGCGTGGACCCCCGACCGCGGCTACTACGGCGAGGGGTGGAACCCTGTTGGTGAGCCGCCGCTCGTCACGCTCTCGCCTTCGATCAACGTGCAGGGGCGCTACCACGGGTACATCCAGAACGGCGTCATCACGGACGACTGCGAGGGCCGCACCTTCCCGGAGGCCGGCGGATGATCTCCCTCTCCGACCTGAAGCTCGCGCTCCGCATCGACGAAGACGACACGTCGCAGGACGCGTACATGGAGGACCTCGAAGTCGCCGCGGTCGCCTCCGTCGAGCGCTACACGGGCCGCTACTTCGGGCCGCCGGTGGAGGACGCGGAGATCGTGGTGCAGGGCGACGGGAGCGGCGCGCTGATGCTTGGGAACGGGGCCAGCGAGGTGACGGGCGTCGCCAGCCGGGCGTACGCGGGCGGTGACCTAACCGAGATCGAGACCGGCGCGGCGGACGGCTGGAGCCTGCGGCTGGATCCGGGCGCGACCCACGGGGTGCGGCTGGTACGCCACGGGGGGGGCGGGTGGCCCATGGGCGGGGAGTTCGTGGTCACCGCCACCATCGGCTACGCCGCCGGCGACGAGCCCGCCGACGTGCGGCAGTCCGTGATCGACATCGTCGCCGAAGCCTTTGAGAACCGAGTTCGGAGCCGGGACGTTGAAGCCGCCATCCCGCAGCGCGCTCTTGACCGGCTCTCGCTGATTCGAAGGCTCACGTGAACCCCGGCAACCTGCGGCACCAGATCTACCTGCAGGCGTCGGCTCTGACGGGCGACGAGGGCGGCGGCGGTGCCGAGACATGGAGCGACAGCAGCGGGCCGCACTACGCGTCCGTGGAACCGCTCTCCGGGAACGAGGCGCTCCGCGGGCTGCAGCTCCAGGGTCGAGTGACCCACCGGGTGACGATGCGCTACCGGGCCGGGGTGACGCCGAAGAACCGGATCAGGTTCGGCACCCGCTTCTTCGACATCCGGCTGGTGATCGACCACGAGGAGCGGCACGAGCGGCTGGAGATCCTGGCCGAGGAGGTGGTGGGGTGAAGGCCAGCGTGCGCATTGAGGGGATGTCTGCGCTCCGGCGCGCGCTGCTGAACGTCACCCGCGAGGGGCGGCGCACCGCCCAGCGCGAGGTGCTGCGGACGCTGCTCAACATCCAGCGCCGCGCCAAGGAGCGCTGCCCGGTCGACACCGGCCGGCTGCGCAACTCGATCGCGTTCGAGCTGGACGAGGACCGGCTCTCCGGCGGCGTCGGAACCAACGTGGAGTACGCGCCCTTCGTGGAGCACGGCACCAGCCGCATGGCCGCGCAGCCGTTCCTGTTCCCCGCCTTCGAGGAAGAGCGACCGCAGTTCATCGAGCGGCTGAAGAAGGAGCTGGGCGACGCCTTCGTGAGGGCGAGCGAATGAGCCTCATGTGGGACGCCCAGGTCGCGGCGGTGACCGCGTGGAAGGCAAACGCGGGCGTGCGGGCCCTGCTGGGGAACCCGGCGCGGATCTACGACGGGGCGGCGCCGACGGGGGCGGTGAAGCCGTACGCGGTGGTGGGGCTGGTGACGGAGGTGCCCAGCAACGTGATCGCGAAACGGGGATGGAGCACCACGTTCACGGTGCACGTGTTCAGCGCGTACGCGGGGAAGAAGGAGGCGGACGCGGTGATCAAGGCGCTCGACACAGCCGTCCGGTCGGAGCTCACGTTGAGCGACCACCAGGCCGCGCGCTTCCGTCCGGAGTTCGGCGAAGTGCTGGAGGAGGACGATGGTGTGCGCCACGGCGTGCGTCGCTACCGGATCACCGCGAGGGAGACCTGATGGACCCCGCCGACCGCGACGCCCTGATCCACATGCTGGTCGCCCAGCGCGAGCAGATCAACGCGTCGCTCCGGCTGCTCACGAAGGACGAGCCGTTTGAAGTGAAACCTGTGGAGAAGAACCCCGGCCCGCGCGTGCTCGGCCGCGGCTCACGACCCGGAGGATGACCATGCCCGACGACAACTACCTCGTGCCGCCGTCCGTCCGCCGACGCATTGCCGAGCGCCTGGCGACCGCTCCACACGCCGCGGCCTCGCCGGTCGAGCGAGAGGTGTTCAACCCGCAGCGACCGGCCTTCGACGCGGAGGGAGCCTCCCGCGACGAGTTGGTGGCCGAAGCCGCGCTGCGGGGCGTCACCGTCACGCGCGCCGACGGACGCGAGGACCTGGAGCCCAAGGTCGAGGACTACCGCGCGGCGCTCGCCGAGGCGCCGTAAACCACAACCGCCCGGGCCGCCCGGGGAGGAGCAGAGATGATCGTCGACGTTCAGAACAGCGTGGTGCAGGTGGCCGCGACCGCCGAGGGCCCGTACGCCACCATCGCGGACATCCGCACCTGGCAGGGCACCCACGGGGAGGAGAGCGAGACCCGCACGCGAGTGCTGGGCCGCGCCAACGCGTACGTCCGCGGCGGGGACGACACCGACGAGTACGCGCTCGGGGGCCTCTACAACCTGGACGACACCAACGGGCAGAACGTGCTGCGGGACGCGAAGGACAACCGCACCACCGTGTTCCTTCGGGTGATCCCGGACGGCTTCGATCCGGAGACGGAGGCGCTCGTGCCCGGGGGCCGCGGCTACACGCAGGAGTGCAGGGTGTCGGAGTACAGCGACAGCGGCGACGCGGACGGAGAGTACGTCGAGGTCGACTTCAGCGCCCGCGGCGTGGGGACGCGTACGCCGTACACCGTGCCGACCTGATGGGCGAGCATCGCGAGCTTCACCTCCGCGACCTGGTCGGAGTGCCGCCTCCTGCGGGGCCGGGCGAGGAGCTCGCGGACGTGTTCATCTTCACCGAGGACGACCAACTCCAGCGGGCGCTGGACGCCGTGGCGCCCGCCTCACCAGCAACGATGGATGACCGGACGATGAGCGAGAAGAGGGATACGAGCTACCGCGACCAGATCGCCGCCGCGGCGAAGCCCCGCAAGCGCGAGTCGGCCACCCTGAACGGCATGCCCGTCGACGTCGTCGGGATGCGCGCCGGCGAGAGCCAGCGCGTCACGGACGCCTCGGTCACCGTCGTCGGCCGCAGCACCAAGATCAAGTTCGGCGCCTACTACCCGCAGGTCCTGATCGCCTGCGTGAGACTGCCGGGCACCGACACACCGGTCTTTACGGCGTGTGACGAGGACCTGGCCGTGATCGCGGAGCTCGACGCCGACGAGGTGGAGCACGTGGTGGAGATCGCGCAGCGGCTCTCCGGCAAGACCAAGGAGGCGGAGAAGGCGATCGTGGGAAACTCCGGCGCGGTGGGCGAAGACTGATCCTCTCGTTCGCCGAGCGCTACAATCTGGCGCCCTGGGAAGCCGAGAAGGCGCCGGAGATCTACATCGTCGAGCACGCGGCGCTACTGAAGATCGAGGCGCAGGAGGCGAAACGGCGGTGAGGGGGGCGACTTCAAGGGCGAAGAGGTCCGAGCGCTCCCGTGGTGTCGGTGATGATCAAGGTGCTGTCGCCGTACGGTCCGCGGCCGGTAGTCGGGTACAGCGGCGGGGAGCCCGACCCAACCCAAACGAAGTAGGCGATGCCGAGGACGCCACCGACCATCACCACACCGGCGAGAAAGCGGACGACGTCCGAGCGGTCATCCCGGCCGACGAGTTCGAGCATCCGCACGACGATGTAGGCACTGACGAGAACGCCGAGGACAGGGATCAATGGAGCCTCGCTTCAGGAGGGTGACGACGTGACCTTGGCCCAGCTCGTGGTGCGGCTCGACGCCGACTGGTCCGGCATGGAGCGCGGGTTCACCGCTGCGCAGCGCGCCGCGATTCAGCTCGGCGAGCGCATGACCCGCCTGGGCCGAAACATCACCATCGGGATCACCGTTCCGCTCGGTCTCGCCGGAGCGACTGCCGTGATGGCTGCGGCAGAACTCGACTCGTTGACGCGCGGACTGACGGCCGTCACCGGCTCGGCAGCCAAAACCAGCGCCCAGCTTGCCCGCCTGCAGGATGTCGCGAAGCTCCCCGGTCTCGGTTTCCGCGAGGCGATTCGCGGCTCGATCAATCTTCAGGCGGCCGGTCTTTCTGCGGCCACGGCGGAGCGGGCGCTTCGAGCCTTCGGAAACGCTCTCGCAACCGTAGGCAAGGGCAAAGCTGACCTCGACGGGGTAATCCTCGCGCTCGGCCAGATCCAAAGCAAGGGGAAAATTTCTGCCGAGGAGATCAATCAGCTCGCCGAGCGGGTGCCGCAGATCCGCACCGCTATGCAGGCCGCGTTCGGAACGGCCGACACCGAGCGACTTGGGAAGGCGGGACTGACCGCCACCAGGTTCATCGAAGGATTGATCTCTCAACTGGAGAAGCTGCCACAGGCGAGCGGGGGCGCCGCGAACGCCTTCGAGAACCTGTCCGACGCAGCGTTCCGCGCGCGTGCGGCCATCGGTGAGCAACTCCTCCCCGCGATCCTTCCGCTCGTGGACGGGCTCGCAACCGTTCTCACCCGGCTGCAGGCGGCGAACCCGGAAACCATCCGCTGGGCCATCGCGATCGCCGGGGTAGCTGCGGTCATTGGGCCCCTCATCGCGCTCACCGGTACGCTCACGTCGGCCGTCACCGCGCTCACCATCGCCCTGGGGATCGCCGGACTCGCCGGCACGATCGCCACCGGCGGCGTTCTGTTGGCGCTCGGAGCACTCTCGGCCCTGTTCGTCAAGAACAAGCTCGATGCGCTGGCCGCCGCGAGCGCCGCGAACGCATACAGGGCGAGTCTCCTCGGTTTGTCCGAGGGCCAGTTGATCGCACAGCGCACCGCCGAAAGCCTACGTCTGTCGGAACTTCGTGCGAACCAGGCAGCAATGATCGCCGCCGGCCGGGCGACAATGCGCAGGCCAGGTGTCGGTGCACGCGGGTCAATGAATGCGTCGCAGGGCCGGTCAATGAACACCCCGGAGTTCCAGACCATCGTCGACCGGGCGAACGAGACGGCCGCCAAGGTCTCGTCGCTCACCCAAGCCATAGACCAGCTGCACGCTACGGCGTCGGTGACGACGCCCGTTCCGCCTGTCCTCCCCGCAACGACTCGCGCGGCGCGCGACACCGCCGACGCCGTGGACGCCTTGGCCGAGAAGCTCCGCGACCTCACCAAGGCGCGCATCCACGACTTCAAAGCCGCGGCGATCGCTGCCCACGCTGACGAAGCTCGCCGGGTTGCGGGAGCCGCCGCGTCGGTCGCTAGCGCCGAGAAGGCATTCGAGGCCACCAGCGCCCAGAAGGCTCTCGACAGCCTCGCACAGAGCGCCAAGGCGGCCGGCGGTGCGCTCAAGACGGCTGAAAGGGCTATCACGGAAACGATGGTCCAAGGGCTCAAACAGGTAGCAGCCGGTTCGTCTCAGTTCCTCTCGGACGCGATAAGGATGTTCGAGGCCGTCGGGCAGGCCGGACACTCGCTCGGGGTGGCCGCGCTGGCAGGCGCCGCGTTCGGGGCTGGAATGAAGGTCCTGAGCGGTTTCTTTTCCGTCGTAGGCACGGCGGTAGAGGCCCTGATGCTTCCGCTCCAGATCATGGGCGAAGTGCTGGGGACCTTGATCGTCCCCGTGCTCCGCATCCTGTGGGGGCCGCTGAAGCTGTTGGGGATCGTCGTCTCCTACATCGGCGAGGTGATCGCGAAGGTGGCCGGCGCCATCGCCAACGCGGTCGGGCACCTGGTGCGCGGCATCGGCAACCTGGTGAACAAGCTCCCAGGCTCGCCTGGCTCCCCGCTGGTGAAGGCCGGTCAGGCGATGATCGACCTGGGCGCGAGCTTCCGGAACGCCGCCGAGGAAATGGCGCTGAAGCGCAAGGAGCTCCAGGCGCTCTCCTTCGAAGAGGCGCTGGACCGCACCACGGGCAGGCTCAACGACCTCTCCGAGGCCGCGCTGAACGCCGTCGCCGGCTTCAAGATCGAGCGCTACCGATTCGCCGCGCTGGACGCACGCGCCGCCTCCGCGCCGTCAGCCGTGCGAGCCGCTACCCCATCCGAGACCGGCGCGCAGGCCAGCGGGTCCACCGCGACGACCACCATCGGCCAAGTCACCTTCAACTTCCAGCGGGGGCCAGACGATCCACCGGACTACTACGAGGCATGGAAGGCGGGACTCCAGCGCGATGCGCGCCGGAACCCGCGGCTGAGACCCATCGCAGCCCTGTTCGCCTGATGCCCGCCTCGATCGAGATCGCCGGCATCGAGGTGGACCTCGTCTCGTTCCAGCAGCGCCCCGACGCGCGCCGCGGCGAGATGGTGCGCGCCTTCGATAACACCCTGCTGGACGGAACCGACCGGCCCAAGCGCACGTGGGACGGCACCACGGACTGGATGACTCCGGCGAGCGAACAGGCGCTCCGCGCCGCGGTCGGCTCCGGCCCCGTGGTCTGCACCGGATTCGTGCTCTCCGACGAGCAGGTGCTCTGCAGCGTGAGCATCGAGGCCGTGCCACGTGGCCCTGACGTGCTGAACGGCCGCCCCGACTACGCGGCGCTGAACGTCACCCTCCCGCTCGTCCTGACGGAGGTGTGAGATGGCGCTCATCCGCACCTCCACCGGCCTGCTCCTCCGCGACCAGTTCGACCGGGCCGATGGAGCACCGGGCGCGAGCTACGACAGCGCGTCCGGCACCTGGTCGATCACCAGCAACAAGCTCCGTTACGAGCTCGGCACGCCGCTCATCCGGGTCGCGGGGCTGGACGTGGCCGACGTGGTGGTGCAGGCGGTCCGCCCCTTCGCCAACACCAGCGACTACGGGGGGTGGCGCCTGCGGCACGCGGCGGGCGGCGGGTCCTACATCATGTTCGACATGGGGAGCGACACCGGCCAGCTCCGGTGCCGGATCTACCGCTGGACGGGGGCGACGTACTCCTTGATCGCGGTGTCGGCGGGCATCAACCATCTGACCTACCCGGGCGCGTGGCTGCGCAAGACGGTGCTGGTCGGGACCATGGCGTACTTCTACCTCGACGGCGTGCTGATGTGCTCGGGCGCCGTGCCCGCGGCGTCGGGAGTCGCCGGCGCGAACGAGGTGTGGCTGGGCGGCGCGGCCAACGTCGCGAACACCTTCGACGACCTGGTGCTCACCTCGCCCACCAACGGCGTGTCGATCACCACTCTCCCCGCTGGGTGGAAGCTCCGGGCGGGCGGGGTTACCGCGACCGAGAGCGGCGGAGAAGCGGCCGTAGACGTAGCCGGCGCCACCTTTCCGCTCGCGCTGGTGGAGGTGCTCGACGGCGCGAACGCAGTGCAGGATACCTTCTCCGGCGAGGTGTGGGGAGGCGACGAGTTCGAGGTTCCGGCGCCCACCACGCCAACGGTTTCGGTCGACCAGATCCGGCGCACCACCGTTCACGTCACGCCGAGCGCCTACACGCACCCGGGCGGATCCGCGCACGCTGCCCGGTACGCCCGCGTGCGGCGCGTCTCGACGGACGAGATCGAGGTCGCCGCCCATGCGGTCCCGCTCTCGGGCCCGTTCTACCTCACGGGCTTGCCGCAGGGACCGGAAGGCGCCGGGGGGCGACCGGCAGTGGATCCGGACCTCGTCGTGGAGGTGATGGACGAAGACGAGCTCGGAATGGAGAGCGCCTGGGGCACCTCGGCCGAGTTCCAGACGCTCAACCTGTGGGAGAGCGGTGAGTTCATCACCGCGGTCGACGTCCTGATCGAGCGGCCGGACGGCGCGGGCACGACGATGCAGAGCTGCCGCGACTTCGGCGGGCGCAACTGGATCCGCTCGGTGCGGCTGGAGCCTGCGTCGGTGAACACGCCGATCGGCTCCTGCAGCGTGGTGCTGTACCGCCAGGTGGGCGCCGACTCGCTCGCCCCGCTGGTGACCGAGTCGCCGCTCAATCAGGACGGCGGCTACGCGCCGGCGCTGGACTTCGGTCGCGAGATCGAGGTGCGCGCCTGCAACCTCGCGGTCGACGGTCGCGTGACGCTCTCCGCCGCCGCCGCCGACGTCGACGACACCTCGCTCGCGGTCGAGCCGACCGATCGCGCGTACGGCATCGGCTCCCTCCTGCACTTCCCAGCCGCGAGGGCATCCCTCACCGCCGAGGCAGAGGCCGGCGCAACGACGCTCTCCATCACCCCACTGTCCAACGACGTAGCGGGTGGGGCCGTCGCGCTGGTTTCGGCCGAGCCCACGGACGACGACTGGCTCGCGGGGCTGCACTGGCGCGGGATCACCGACGACCCGGATTGGCCGCGCAAGGTGGGCGACGTGACGGTGCCGGCTCGGGACTACAGCGGGCGCCTCGCGGACGCGCAGATGCGGTTCGAGACGCACTACGGCTCAGAGGAAGGCGAGGACGCCTTCGACGTGCTGCAGGCCATCGCCGACGACTACATGGGCGCCGGCCAGTACGTGCTCGACGACCAGACCACCGGGGCCCGCTTCGCCGTCACGAGCTACCCGGTGGCCGACGTGTACGTGTGGGACGCGATGCAGACCCTCGCGCTCCAGTGGGGCGGCAAGGCACTGCGCCAGGTGGACGGCCCCACGGAATCCGGGCTCGCCGTCATCGAGCCCGACCGCGAGAAGACCGATCCGGACTACGCCGTGGGGCCGGGCTCGTACCTCGAGGTCCACAACCTGGGGACGGCAGGGAAGAATCTCCGCACCATCGTGCGCGGCCGCGCCGTGGACAAGGAGACGGGCGAGATCATCACGGCGCAGCTGCCGGCCGAGGAGGACGTCGACGCGGACCCGCTGGTGGATCTCTACGGCCCGCTCTTCTACCAGTTCGACGAGGAGCAGGCGAAGGGGATTGACAACCAGGCGGAGCTCGACGCCATGGTGGAGGCCATCTACGCGGATCTCACGACCGCGGTATTCCCGATCGAGCCGGAGACAAGGTTCGCTTCGTTCGCCGCGGTGGATGATCTCGTCGCGTGGGGGCCCAACACGATCCTCTTCGACCAGCCGCTGAACGGGGCCGTACTGGGACTGGTCCACTCGTTCCCCTCGCCCGGAGTGGGCCGCACCAACTGGTCGTGCGGTGGCGCACCCAAAGGCGCGTGGACCGAATGGCTCGCGCGCGGTGCAGACGTCGCCGGCATCGGCCGGCGCCCCTCGATCTACGACCTCACGCTCGAACACGACCCGCTGGGTTTCGCGGCGTTGGCCGCCCGCTTCAACGCGCAGGTGGACCGCTGGTTCGCATGGGCGGCGATCGACGAGCCGGTGAAAGTGGATGGCGTGCCGCAGGACCGCTTCCTCGTGGTGCAGGATGCCCGACCCCAGACGCGCACCGCGTTATGGAGCGTGCGCGACGGCACCGTGAACCTGCTGGTCCGCGCGATGGGCAGCGACGGGACCTTCGTGGAGCTCACGCGCACGCTGGAGGTCACCGGCGTCGGCGCCGGGCCGGGTGAGGCCCCCTACGAAATTCCCGGCCCGCCGTTCCTCGAGGCCGGGGTCGTCGACGGAGCCGAGCAGGAGGTTCACGCCAGCTGGGTCAACACCAGCACCACGTACGCGATCGAAGCCGAGTACTTCGTCGGCGGGGTGGCGGTCGTGCCGATCCGCGACCTGGCGGCAGCGGCGAGCAGCGACTCGACATCGTTCACCACGCCGGCGCGCGTGCGGATGCACCTGCGGTACACGGCGGGGCCCGACCTGGAAGGCCGGTGGTCCGACTCCTCCAACGAGGTTCGCCTCATGGGAGGGTTGCCCTGATGTCGGCCCCAGCCTTTATCGTCGGGCCGGAGCAGACGCGCATCCCGATCACCGGGGACGTGCTGGTTCTGAACGCGCGCGGCACCGCCATGCCGCCTGGGTCGGTCGCTCCGTACGCGATCGTCTTCGGCGACGCGTCCGGCGGGGCCGACGGGGACGGGCTTGCGCACGCCGGGACGCACCACGCCGGCGCCGGCGACGCGCTCGACCTCGCGTCGCTGGGCGGCACGTTGGGACCGACGCACGGAGGGACCGGGCTGGCGACGATTCCCGCCGGGGCAATCCCCTTCGGGTCCTCGCTCGACGTGATCGCCGCGCTGGCCATCGGCGCCAACGGCCAGTTCTTGAAGGTGGTCGCGGGCCTTCCCGCCTGGAGCGCGATCGCGGCGGCCGACATCACCTCCGGCCAGCTCGACAAGGCCCGGCAGCACGCGGCGACGCTGTACGGCGATGCCGCGGTGACCGTGCTGAGCGACACCGACGCGCTCACGATCCTGGGCCGGGCGAAGGTCTTCTCGACCACGTCGGACTCCGCGATGTTCGCGCACTTCGACCACGCCACCTCAACGAACTACGGACTCCGGCAGAACCAGAACGGCACCACGGTGGTGAACTGCCCTACCGGCCAATCCATCACCTTCGCTATCAACAACTCGACCATCTGGTCGATCACCTCGTCCGGGCACCTGGTGGCCGCGACTGATGCCACCCGGGACATCGGCGCGAGTGGGGCGAGCCGGCCGAGGGATCTGTTCCTGTCACGCAACCTCGCCCTGGGCGGGGTCCTCACCAGCACGCAGCCCGCGGGCACGCCGCCGTTCGTGGTCGCCTCCGATGCCATGGTCGCGAACCTGAACGCGGCGAAGCTGGGTGGGCAGGACAGCGCCTACCACCTGGCGCTCGCGAACGCCACCGGCACGCTGGCCACGGTGCGGGGCGGTACGGGTGCGGACGGAAGCGCGCTCCCGGCCAGCCGCGCGCTGATCTCCCCCACCGGCGGGGGCACCGCGGCGTTTCGCGCGCTCGTCACCGCGGACCTTCCCGCCGACGTGGCTCTGCTTAGCGGCGCCGGGCGCTTCACGGGTGCGATCTCGGGCACGGGTGTGGCCGGCGTGCGCATGGGCACGATCGGCGGCCTGGGCGGCTTCTACATCGACACCGGCGGTGATGGGTGGAGCGTCTTCGGCGACGCCAACGACCTGCACTTCGAGCATGACTCCGGGCTCGCGCTGCTCCTGAGCGCGGACGGGCTGGGCGGGGGGTCGTTCGGCGGAATGAGCTCCGTCGGCGTGAGCACCGAGTACCTGGTCAACGCCACGCCGGTGGTCGGCGCGCGCAAAACCGGATGGGCGACGGCCACCGGCACGGCGACGCGCACCACCTTCGACACCGCGACCGTCACCCTCGTGCAGCTCGCTCAGCGCGTAAAGGCACTGATCGACGACCTGCACGCCACCGCCGGCCACGGGCTCATCGGCACGTGAGCGCCGGCATCCACTTCACGCACGGAGATCACCATGCAGCAGCAGACCGTTCACGTCAGCGGCAGCGCATCGACCACGGCGGCCGTCTCGGCGCGGGTCGCGAGCATCACCGTTCCCCGCAGCAGCTCGGGCGTCCTCACCCTGTGCGTCACCGCGCAGGGCCCGAGCGGGGCGTTCTCCACGGTGCGGATCAGCGGCAACGTCCTGCGCGGGGCGGGCGCGCCGGACTGGAATGGGACCGTCGAGGTGGACGCCGGGCCGATCCCGCTCGCGGACGGGCCCGAGGTGATCGTGGGCGACGGGGACGCGGGCAACCCCGAGGTGCTCACCGTGGACGTCACCGGCCTGGAGGGGCAGTCGGTCGCGTGGAAGGCCGCGGGCACGCTCCACGTCACGTCGGCCTGACGGCAGGTCCGACGTCCGTACAACCCCGGGCGGGGTGGCGATCATCGCGACCCCGCCACCCCCAATCTTCGAAAGGGATACAACGATGGCCACGGTCGAGCGCAACGAGCCCCGCAAAGGTGAAGACAAGAAGTGGTACCTCTGGCGCGTGACGGAGAGCGACGTCGAGGGGTCGGGCGGGCAGATCCGCTTGGGCGAGGTCACGCTGGGCGGGGCCGCGAGCGCTCTGTCGCAGCTCTACAATGAGCTGGAGGCGAACGGCAACCAGCGGGCGGCGCTGCTCCAGCAGATCGAGTCGATGGAGGCCGTTAAGTCCGCGATCCTCGCGGATACGGTGGAGGCACCGAAGGCGGCCAAGGGCGCGCGGTAACGCCTTGGGCCGCGCGGCAAAACGAACGATCGACCCTTCGACTGAGGTGACAGATACCATGCGTCCATCGCTCTCCCGCTTCCTCCCCTACGCCGGTATCGCGCTCGCCGCGCTGGCGCTGGGCGCGGCCGGCCACGCCGCGCTGCGGCCCGCGCCGGCGCAGCTGCCCGCGGTGATCCTGCGGGATACGCTGTGGCTCAAGCCCCCCGCGTTCAACGCCTCCAAGCCCGACTCGGCGCCGGGGAAGGTCGCCAGCATCCTCCGCCCACGCGTGCGCCCGCAGGTCGTCGTGGCCTCGCAGGGGGCGGAGGCCAGCACCGTCGCGCGGTTCTGCGCGCCAGCAAAGGCCGACACCGTGCGGCTGGCCGTGGCCGACAGCAGCGGGGACAGCCTGCGGGTCGTCGTGACGCCCCCGCCGCCGGCGGTGCTGGTGACCGCCACGGAGTACACCCGCTCGTTCCCGTTCGGCAGCCCTCGCCTGCGCGTGTGGTCCGCCCGCAACGACTCGGCCGGGATCATGGGGACCTACAGCCCGGGGCGGTGGAACCACACCACCCGCGTGGTCGGAGACAGCGTGCACGTCCGCGGCGACGCGCTGGGCAGGTTGAAAACCGCAGGGGAGTACGGGATCGTGGGCGCCGTGGGGGTGGCGATCGGGTTCGTCATCGGCAACGCGAGGCGGTGAGGAATGCCCAGCCGCGGCAGGCTCTCCGCCTTCTGGCTCCCGGCCACGCACCCGCTCACGTCCCCCAGCACGATGGAGACGGCGAAGCAGCACGTGCTCGGCGCGGCCGCGTGGGCCTACTCGGCGGCGGCAGTGGCGGTCGCGGAGTTCACCATGCCGGGGAAGTGGCCGTTGGTGGGGCTTCTGTTCATCGGGCTGCTGTTGGCGATGACGATCGAGCTCTGGACCGGCTACGCCACGCTGCCGCGTGAGGAGCGGGGCGTGTTCCAGTGGAGCCGCGAGGTCGTCGGGAAGATCCTGCTCATCTCGCTGGTGGCGGTGTCGCTGATCCTGGATGGCGTGATCTACACGTCTGTGGCCGCGTTCAAGTTCGACAACCTGCCCGTGCTGGGGAGCGGCTGGCCGTTCGTCACCTGCACTTCGCTCCTCTGGCTCATTGTCGCGCAGTGCGCCGGCGCGATCGAGCACGTGCGGACCTCAGAGGGGCCGGGGAGCATCCCGCCGACCATGGATTTCATGGTTGGCCGGGTAAGGTCTGCGCTCCGGAGCATGCGCCGCATCGACCACGCCCGCTTCCGCCAGGCGCACCCGGACGCGGAACTACCCAGCCGGTGGCAAGACGGTCTCTCGGAGGATCAACTCGCGCGCATCCTGTCGATCGTGGAAGAAAGCCCCGACCCGCCACCGGCCGATCCCACGCGGCTGCTCGACCCATCTACCGAGGGGAGACCATGATAACGAAAGAACCCGTCGCAGTCGCAGGGAGTGGCGGCAGCGCA